AATTGTTTACGTGTAATCTGGTGTGCTAATTCATGTGCTGTATAATAAATAAAATAATCTTCGCCTTTTTTATATGCCCACAAAGGAACCGTAAATTGCCCATCATGATAGGCACGTCCTTTACATGTGTCAGTTACATACCAAGATACTCTTTTGAGATTAACTCTTTCGGGATAAGACTGTATTAATTCATGAACAATTTTGTCTAATTTTTCCTGTAATTCAGGTTGGATTTTTCTAAGTTGCTTCATAAAATACATTGTTATGATGTAAATATAACTAAAATACTTGAAATAAAAAAATATTTTACGTATTATTTAACAAAAAATTAACAATTAAGCCGGAAATACAATCTCGATTTTATGTTCCTGAGACATATGACATATATTACTCTGCAGAATTTCAAATCCAATAGTGGGTTTTCCATAAAATGAATTAGTGTAAATTTCAATATCTATGGAACCTATGATAACATCATTTATGTAATATATGTGTTCTTTTGAATTATCGTCAAAATCTATAATTCTATCATAAATTGTTTCAACCTCTTCATCACCGGTTGAAGTATAACTTATTCGTATTTTTGATCTAAATTTTTCTTTAGAATAAAATTTAAATCCTAAAGGAAAGTCTCGAAAATATCTATTTTTAACTCTTGTAACTATGCTGTATTTTGCAATTCTTATATTATCATCTATTTCAAATTCCGGTTTTGTTATCGTAAACTTACAATCAGGCAAAATATGTCTGTCAATATCTGTTTGTCGTAAATATTTATATAATACGAAACAGATAATTGTTATTACGAATAATAAAATAGCATTTAATAACATTTTTTGATCTATTTTTTAAGTTTATCATGTTATTTTGATTTTTAAATCGTTAATCTGCTGTTGTAAATCCATGATGATTTTTATTAATGAAATGTTGTCATTAAATAACAAATCTGCTGCACATATATTTCCCCGTACTTTTAAATTTTCCGATGCATCAACACACACTGAATATTCATTGTAATTTGCTGAAGTTATTCCAAATATAGGTCTATTTACTAATTTATCGTTATAAGTATCTCTACCATCTATAAGAATAAGAGGAACATGTGAAGGATTATCATTTCCAGCGATACCAACAAAATATAATCCGGCATCTCTTTCATCACTTCCTATTCCTATTATTTCAGGAACAAATCCACGGGATGTACCATTACCCATTGAAAAACCAAAAGAACCATCGCCAATGTGAAAAGCAGTCATAATTGTATTTTTTGGAACTGCTACATCAACTCTATAATTAAATAAAGGATAACGACTTAGACCCACTCTCCCATCAGTATAATATATATCGGTATCTTTTATTCTATTGTTGATAACTACGTTTAGACTAAGATCAATATCTATCCAAAAGATATTACCATCATGATCTCTTGCAAGTACTTGATTTGAATCAGAATAAACGAATTTTGGAACAATTTCTTTAAAAGAGTAGGAGGAATTATCTACTACTATTTGGTCTAAAACTATATTTTTATGATGATGACTTATATTTTTTATCATGTTTTTTCGTTAGATGAAGATTTTTTTCTTCTAATTTTTTTAGTTTTAGATGACCATGATTTTATCATATTTGAAATATCTGTACATATTTCATAATCCTCTTTGCTTTTAAACTTTTCTAACATTTCATTCAAAAAATATACTACTTGCTTAGGATCAATTACGATAACCGCCTTTTTATCAGCATATATTGTAAACGGTTCTTTTTCTTGTTTATTATTTCGTATGTAGTTATATACTTTTTTTGAAAACATGTAAAATTCATCATTAGTATAAAAATCTGAAGTTTGTTCTGACGGATTAAATCCAAATAATATTCTTTTATCTGGTGTTGATCCTATTGTAATTAATTGAGGCAATACATTAACTTTTTCTTCATATTCAGTTGTTGATTCTAATTGATCTATAATGTTTGACGCAACTTCATCAATAATTTTTCTTACATCAATCGAAAATTCTTTATATCCTTTATATAATATATTATCTGTTACTTTCCATTCTGGATCTATTTCAGAATCATGAACAAATAATATATGTGAATATACAGCGCAATTTAATAAATCTGATGCAAGTTTATTAAAATCCATTGGATCTGTAATAGAAGAAGATCCGTATATACACCATGTATTTAAAACGTCTATTAATCTTTCTGTTTTTATTTCTTCATAATCGTAAAATAGCCCGACTATTTCTTCTTCTGTAAAAACAAGATTTTGCGCTTTATATTCTTCAATTATACCATTTGAATAAAGTAATACTGCCATGTTTATTATGTTATTTTTCAAAACGTCTTCGTGACGCATCTGTTATAAAAATGTATTCTGCCTTTCCTATAAAATCATCCAATGTTTTTGCATTACAATAACTCATTGCTGATTTCAAATAATCTGTAAAATTTTCTGTCCATTGTTGTAATGTGTACTCAACTTTTTGATATTTTGTAATCCCCTCGGCTGTAACTAAATTAGATTTTCCCCAACTTCTTTGCACTGCTTTCGTACTCATTCCTCTATATTTCTTTTTAACAGGAAACCCGTATCTCCAAAGTAGTTCTGCCATTTTATTATTTATCTTTATTTTCCACAAATAATTGAACCCTGCCGACTCAATTGCTTTATTAAAAATAGATCCAATCATTACGTAATCCGCGCCTAATGCAAGTGCTTTTATTATATCTGAATAGTTACGCATTCCACCATCTGCAACTATTTTAGTTTTAATATCATACTGGCTTCTTTTCTCATAACACTCAGAAATTAAAGATCCAAGCGGATAATTAATAGACACATTCGCAGCTGTCGTGCAGCCCGCGCCTGTGCCTACACTACATCTTACATAATCTGCTCCTGCTAATCCAAGGTTAACAAATGTTTCTGGATTTGCTACATTTCCAATCATTAAATTAATATCTGGCCAATATCCTTTTATCTGTTTTACCAAATCAACTAATTTACTCATGTGGCCGTTTGCTATATCAATAAGTATGTTAGGATAATTATAAAATTTTCCATATGCAGCAATATCCCAGATTACTCCCCCATGTGTAATATTGCTTTTAAATTCTGTTAATTGTTGTTCTATTTCACATAATCCAAAAGATTGAAAAAACTGTGACGAACCAACTAAGTGTTCTGCAGCTAATCCTCTTGGTATACAAGGTATTATATAATTATCAATATATTTTTTATAATTGTTCATTGAAACAACTGTATCCATTGGTGATGCTATCAATGGAAGCTTTTGCCCGTAAAAATCTTTAGTTGTTTTACATTCTTTTCTACTTGATATATGGCTTTCTTCGCTTGGGATCAGCACAACGTCATTTAAATCAAATTTAAGTTCTCTCATTTTATAGTTTTTACAAAAGGGAATTAAAGTTCTTCGGCTTCAATATTTTCAAGATCTTCTCCCGCTGTATCTATTATACTCTTTGGTTTAATAATAGTTTCTTGTTCAGGAGATTCTGTCGGAATTTTTACTTCAGGTTCTTTTTGAGATGTTTGTTCAATTTTATCTTCATGCTCTGTATATTCATCTTCAGTTGCTAATTGCCAATTTTTTCCAAGTTCTTTAAGTTTTTTAATTGTGTCTTTTGGAGTTATATCCATCATCATAGAAGCACCTGTAACTGGATTAACAAAATAATATCTTTGTTCACCTTCAGTCTTTTCAATTGGCTTAACCTTTTCAACTTCTGCTTTCTTTATTGGTTGATCTATAGGTTTTCCGTCTACTGTAGCAACAGGTTGATCACTCTTAACTGCAACATCGCCTTCAGGTTTATCTTTAACCATAATTACAGGTTTTCCAGTTTTTTCATCCTTTTTAAGAACAATTTCTTTGCTTCTTTGTGATACACTTCTCCAATCCATTTTTTCTAGATCATAGAATGTAGCAACTTTAGGAGATGATGGTCTAATTCCTTTAGGATGATCAGATTGAGGCACGTAATCCATTCTAAGGGTACCTTTTGCTGGTCTTATTTCCCCATTCAATTTTATAAATTCAAAATTAAGGATTTTTTGGTGTAAAAGCTTACGTAATTCAGGAACCGTAACTGGTTCTCCATATAAGAGCTTTTCTAACATAAGTTCTTTATAGAAATAATTAACTATTTGTCTATCTTCAAGAGACTCACAAATTCTACTTTCAAAAAGTATTTCAGCTAATATATTTTTAATAAGGAATTCTGTCATTAGTATCTTTTATTTATTTATTTATTAATATAATTGGTATTCTTTCTTATTAAGAGCTTTAAAAATATCTTGATATTCTGGTTTTACTTTCATGATATAATAATTTTCTGCCGATGCTGGTGGTTTCCAATGTATATTACGAGTAACTATTTTTTCTGGAAGAATCGCCCAATCTTTTAATGCCGTACTATTTACTGCCCTTTTTACTGTTATTTTAACTATGTTATTATTTAAAGGTATTGGTTGTAATTCAATAGTAATTTTTTTTCCATCATTAGATATAACTATTTTATACATTATTGCTAAATACATATAATTATACTCAATTAAATCTTGAATAGCTTTTTTAATTTGATGAATCGCGCCAATACCTAAGTCAATTACAGGATCTGAATTTTTAATAAATTTCTCGTTAATATGTTCACGTATTAATTTCATATATCTTATATATTTTAAAAACAAAAGCTCCAATTTCTTGGAGCTTTAAATAATTTTTAAAAATTCAGTGTAATCCTTATCTAAAATGTGTTAAATTTTTGTTAAATTAACAACGACTAAACTCACAGGAATTACAGTGCACACACCCTTCCTCTCGGACTAGCTTGCCTCCACACTTCGGACATTTTTCTTCAAGTATTTCAGTTTCTACATATTTTGATAGTATTCTTCTACATGCAGAACTAAATGATGTGATATTTTCATCTACTTTTTTAGCAACATTAACAATATGTTCTATTGGAGCGCCGTGTCTCAATAACATACTAAGCAAAATAGTGTGAGCTCTTTGTTCTACTCTATAAGCAGCTAATTGAATGTTATCAATTTGAAAATCGTGATTAACAAATTTGTATTGTCCCTTTTTAACTTTTACAATTTTACCGTCTGTATTTTTATCCATTGGAGGATTTTCAAATGCAAATATTTCATATGGCTTTTGAGTATCTTTCCACAAACCCACAATTACCGCATATTTAATTCCATTTGCTGAAGTAACATAATAATCTGCTTTTAATTCTTTTGGACGTTTAGGTGCGTTGTTTGTTTTTAATTCATCTTCTTCTTTTTTGGTTATCAATACTCCTTGTCTTGAACCCTCTCTATAGATTGTGCATCCTTTGCATCCAGCTTTCCATGCTGCAAAATAAATTTTGTTTACTTCTTCTAGTGAAATATTTTCCGGTAAATTGTGAGTAACTGAGATACTATGGTCTATCCATTTTTGAATAATTCCTTGCATATGAATTTTTTCCATATAATCAATTGAATGCGCATCAGCTCCTCCCCACGGTGAAATTTCAACTATTTTTTCAAGTTCGGCATCATTTAAATTATCAATTTTAACTTCACTTAGTTTTGCCCATTTGATGAATTCAGGATGAAATACGATATATTCTTGCCAACTATCTCCGTTGTCATCTTTATAATCTACTTTTGCTCCTACTTCATTTGGGTTTATTTTTCTTCTTCTCTTGTAAAAACATTTGAATACAGGTTCAATGCCAGAGGTTGTTCTAGCAACTATTGCTAGAGTTCCTGTAGGTGCTATCGATAGAGTAGCTATGTTCCTTCTTCCATATTTTAAATAATCATTATACTCCTCGGTTGAAAAATGATTGCTAATTACTCTAATAATAAAAGGATTTTGAGCTTCTTTATCTGCATTCCATATTGGAAAACAACCTCGTTCTTTGGCAAGTTGAACAGATTCTTTGTAAGAATTGACTGCTATAGTTTCAAATATCTTATCAATTATTTTTGTTGCTTCTTTACTTCCATATTTAATTCCTAATTTTGCTAGCATATCGCCTAAGCCTAATACACCTACGCCTGTTCTACGACCTTTTAACAATACTTCATGAACTTTTTTCCATAGATTTAATTCGGTTTGTTTCAATTCTAAAGGCTCACGATCACTATTTATTTTTGCTATAATAGCATTCACTTTCTCCTCTTCGAGCGTCACGATGTCATCCATGAGCCTCTGAGCGACTCTTGTGATCTCTCCTAATAGTTTGTAATTTACTTTGGCTTTAAGCGTATAAGCATCAACAACTATGTTATTAAGATTTATAGATCCTAATCTGCAAGAATCGAATGCACTAAGCGGCACTTCGCCGCAATTTAACTGATTAATAATGAATTGTTTAGATTGATTTACCTCATCAAAAGATTTAAGTACAGTAAAAAAGTTATGATATTCATCTACAGTTCCATTATAAACATCTTCATATCCACATAATTGTACTGAAATAACTTTATGATTATAAAATTCAGCTTTTTCTTTAACTTCTTCCCAATTTTTTAATCCATGTTTAGTTCCCAATCTTCGTACAACATTATTTTGTTTGCACTGTGTATCCCATTCTCTATAAAATGGATCTCTTTTTAAATTAAATTTTAAATCACTGTAAATTTTAAGTTGATTTTTAGTAGTATTTTCACTTTTTATTTTATATGTTTGATTTATCGTATTCGTTCTACGTAAATTAACATCTGTGTTTTTATTGTTATATAAATTAGCGCATGATAATGAACAAAATGTATATTCTCTTGTATCATAATTTGTCCAAAACATTTTTCCACATTCTTCGCATGTTTTTTCTACTATTAATTCATTATTATCTGTAATTTTTGCGTCATATCCATTTATTAATGCATCTTGATATCTTTTTAAAATTCTTGTATCTTTATTATTATATTCATACCCAAGATTTGTGGCCACATACATAGAAAATTCATAAATTCCTTTAAATCTTCTATAAGATTTAATAAATTTTGGCAAATTATTTTTTTCAGCATACTCAATCCATTCACCTTTACTAAATCTTCTTCCTAGTAATTTAGCTAATTCAAAACCTTTATTTATTATTTCTTCATTTGAAATTTGATATGCAGTATGATTCAATAAACCTGGTTTAGATGCAAAATTTCTTTTCCATTCTTCAGTCATTTTATAATATGGATTGTTTTCTCCTAATGTATGTAAAATATCATGATTATATTTTAGCATCATTTCGAGATTTTCAATTGAATTATTTAATGTATCATAATCTTTATGATGAATAACATAACCACTCGGAATTGTAGTATTATTATAAAATTCATAAATTAATCGATGTTCTGATTTGCCCTTCCCCATTGTTTTATCATCCCCAGATTTAATCCATCGATAATTTTTTCCTTTATTTTTATTAATAATACTGCTATAAGATATAGAAGAAATATGTAAACTATCACCATATTTTAAATTTTTGGCTTCTATGTATTCTCCTATTTTAAGACGTATTTTATGATTTCCTGTAACTTTTATAGAATCGCCACTATCTAATTTAATTTCATAAATAGGTTGATTATACCCAGTTATACGAGGATTTCTCATTAATTGTATTTCAATTTGTCCTTTATCATTCAAACAATAAACAGGTACATCTTTTCCTTCTTCTGTTAATTGTTTTATAGATACAGCATTTCTTCCATCCGCTACTGCAATCAAAGTATTTCCCACTATGCATGGGTTGGTGCCCTGTGTTTCAAATCCATCACTTTTATAACAATCTGCGGGTGATTCTTTGATTATTGTATCCCAAAATAAAACTCCGGGTTCTGCATTTTTGTGTGCTTGCTTTATTATTAAATCCCACACTTCTTTTGCTCTTACTTTCATTAGATAAGAACCATCCTCACGTTTATAAAGTTTGTTATAAACTATTTGTTCAAGAAATACAGGTTGATTGTCATCTATAGGCCATGTAAGAATAAAATCTTCATCTGCTTCTACAGCCTGCATGAACTTATCAGTAACTTTAACAGAAATGTTTGCATCTATAACTGATCCTTCTTGATCTTTTTTAGTTATGAATAATTTTACATCTGGATGATTGATATGCATAGAAATCATTAGAGCTCCACGTCTTCCATCTTGAGCAACTTCACGAGTTGAGCCTGAAAATCTATCCATGAATGATACTGCACCGGTTGATGTTTGTGCTGCATTATTTACATTTGCTTGTGAAGGTCTAAGTGGTTCAATAGTAATACCTACACCTCCTCGGCGTTTCATAAGTTGAACTAAAGATTCATCAAGGTTAAAAATACCACCATAAGAATCTGCTCCATTATGTATAAAAAAACAGTTTCCTAAAGATGATACTTGATTATTATTTCCTAACCCAAATAATATAGATCCACCAGGTATAAAATGTTTAAAATTTTCTAAATGATGTGTTATTGTTTCTTTTGATAGTGGATTTGGGTATTTGTTTTCCATTCTCGAAAATTCATTTATTATTCTTGAAATTGTTTCGGTTGGATGGCCTTCTTCCCATTTGCCATTGTATTTTAAAGCGTACTTCTTTGCCCATACATCACTTGCAAGTTGATCATTATCAAAATATTCTGCGCCTGCTTTTAATAAATCTTTCTCAGTGTATTCCATTTATTTAAGATAATTTTAATTTATTATATTTTCCTCGTTTTTTTCCTTTTTGTAATTCACTTATTTTTTTTCTAGTTTCTACTTTTAAATGTTTTTGCCAATTTGGATGATTTTCTTTTGATAAAGATGCACTTATTTTTTTCTTAACCTCTGAAGAAAATGGAATTCCTAAATTCCAAGGTATTTGGCCTCTATGAGATTCAGATAATTTTTTTAGTGATTTTTCTGTATGTTTTTTTCCTTTCATCCAAGTTTCTTTACCGAAATTCGGATTTTTATTTCCCTTTAATGATAAACTTATTTTATTTTTAATTTCTTCAGATAATTTTATTCCTTTATGAGATTGACTCATTTTTTTTATTGTTTCATTAGAAAATTTTTTATGTGATTTTTGCATTTTTTTCTTTGCTTCTTCAGAATGCTTTCTATCACCATTACATGTTCCACCATTCCAGTTTACATTATATCCGCCTTGTGATATATGTGTCTTATATAACTTTATATAGTATTCTTGTTTATTGCCAGCTTCTTTTCTAGTGTTACATTGTTCTAAAATAATTTTTGTAAAATTTTTTCTTCCTTGTTGTTTTAATGCATTTTTTATTTCTACCCCACTTCCAAAATAATTATCTTTTTCGGGTTCTATATATGTAGTTCTATCCCCTATATATTGTTGATTAGTTAAATTATTTGTTGTTAAATATACATAATGATATTCTTTTTTCATATATTAATTTTATTCTATATATTTATATTAACTATACATTGGAGGTTAACTAAATGTATAATAAAATAACTAAAGTTAATATTGTACATTAATATTAACTTTAGTTATTTGGTTTTTCAGTATATTCAGTACTCATTTTATATAGGTGTGTTTTATTTTAGTTTAAGATATGTTATCAATATATTTATCATTCTTTAACAATCTTTAATGGATTGTTTTATACTTTTAACAAGCTTTTAATTTTTAGTTTAACAGATAATAAACGCCTTTATTTGATAGAACTTCCGGCAGTTGCTTTTCTTTTTATAAGAATTTTTTTGAGTTCATCTGCCTCCTTTTCTGCCTGTAAAGAAATTTTCTTTGCATCTTTTCTTTGTGCGTAATAATTTGATAAAATTTCAGATAAAAGTGGTTCATAAGACGCATCAAAAATAGCGCCACTTGAACATTTAACTTCATTTTGTTTTACTTCAGATAACTTATCTTTTTTAACAAAATTTTCAATTGAAATTTTGAATTGTCTCATAATTGAAGGGTAAAGAGACGCAAAGTCAAAAGATGCTACCCAAGGATATAATTTAGGAATTGGTTCAAACACAAATGCGCCTTCATATTCTGCTCTTTCTGATTTTTCTTCTTTTTTAGGAAACACCTGATTTCTATTATACGCATATCTTACTAATGTAGCTTCCAACATTTGTATTGGAGAAAAGGCATTCATTGCTTCAACTCTTGTGATATTTGCTAAACCCAAAAATGTACCCATTGTCTTAAGTTTAATATCTAAAAGCTCTACGAGAACACTATCAATAGCATTATAAAATATGTATTGTTGATAATCACGATTATAAAGATCTTGTAATGTCCCAGGATATTTTACTTTTCTTATTCCCAAAGCTTCTTCGGTTACAAAGTCTAATGTATCATTTTCCTTGACTTCAACTGTTCTATCCCATTTTTGATATATGGCCATATAGTCTACAATAAGTTTATGTTGTGGTAACATAACTATGACATCTTTATTATGATCTTTTATCTTATGTTGATACCATTGTCCTGTTGGAGATAACCATGAAATATCCATATTTAATTTCTTAGTACGATTAAGGATATATCTCCAATCATATCCCCAAAAGTTCCACCCAGTTATTAAAGGTGCTTGTCTAACATAATTATAAAGAAAATCATAAATCATGTCAGCTTCATTTTCATGATACTTATAAATGAATTGATATTCTTTGTTAAAATTCTTTACGTGTTGATTTATATTATCTTCGATAGCTTTACATTCATCTCCTGATAATGGTTTACTTCCAAATACAGTAACATTTGGATATTGACAAAAACATATGCTTGTAATTTTGTTACTTGCAAGATCTGGTTCTGCAAATCCTTCATCTGTTACTTCTACTTCAATATCAACAACAGACAATGTTGGCATATTAGCTTCAAATAAATGTTTGGTGAGATCTTCACCTGCATCCATAAAAAACTCTTGTGTACGATACTTATTTATAAATTGTGTTGGAACTTTTCGTACTGGCTTAAAATCCCATGACAACAAACCTGGAATACCTCGGCCCTTTTGAGAATACATGTAAATGTATTGTTGATTAGGTGGAATCACTAATTGAGTAAATCCTATATTACCATCTTTCTTAACATAAGAAATTAAGAATTTTCCGGGGTGTTGCTCGACGTTTATAATCATAAAAAGTTTATTTATTATAGATAAAGATATAAAAAAAGTTTAACCGAAAATGTTAAACTTTTTTAAAGTATTTAAACCAAATCAAACGGTCGTTCATCAAGAAATTCACACATTTCTTCTATTGTGTTAAATGTAAAAACTGGAATTTTTAATTCTCTTGCTAATGCTTCTTCTTTATTCGCACCTGGACTATTAACTTCTTTTCCATCTTTTAATGGCTTTATTCTAATAAGAGCATCACAACATGCTAAAAATTCAAAATCAAGTTTAAGCCAATCATGTTCTGGACGAGGATTACGCATTTCAATATAATGAGACAATGTAGGTGTAAATGGAGCATACCCACGATTCATTAACTCATTTGCCACATCCATCTGTAAATTAACGTTATCTTGTTTATCTCCATTAGAGTATGGCGATGCTATGTAAATCTTGATCATGTGTTATGAATTTAATTGTTGTACAGGTGGATTACTATTTTCGTCTAATAAAAGTATTCTAAGTTCTGTTAAAGTTTCAATGGCGGTTATGATATTATTAGGTGCCATTTTAAATGATGAGTCATTATAATTTAATACATTAAGCACCATTTGTTTTAATGAAGATAATGTAACTTCATCATGAAGATAACTTCTTTCTATTCTTTGTAATTGTTTAAGATCAATTTTCATATTAGTATATTATTTTTTATCATGAGCGCCAAAGCCCTTATCTTTTCTTGTTGTTTCTTCCTTATAAAATTCAGAAGGATCTAAATCACTTATTACTTCTAATTCAGAACAAAAAATAGGAGTTTCAATAAATTGTAATATTTTCATACCGGGTGTTATTATAACTGGACCATCACTTGTGTTTATTAGACTTAGGTGTATTTCACCTTGATATTCATAGTCTACTACCTGTGCACCAAATATGAGACCTAGTTTAGTTGAAACTCCTGATTTGTTTGCAGCGATTAAAGCTCTATAAGGATTTGCCATTTGACAATATATACCTGAAGGCATTAAAATTCTTTCACCGGAATTTAATGCGATTTTATCATTATCTATCCAAATTTCTGGATTTTTTTCTTCTAAAATTTTTAAATATTCTGGAGTAAACTCGGGAACAAAAAAATCAATACCTGCATCATACTTGTTAGCACGTGATGGTGATTTAACATCTCTTGTTTTAAGAAATTTAATAGTGTTAGAGGTTTTAACTTTCTCTAAAGTATGATTTTGATATGAACTAAAGTATCCGTTGTCTGTCATAATATATTTTAATTATTATACACAGACAATGGATAAAAGTTTTTATTTTTTCTTAGTTTTACTTTGATCAGTCATTGATAGTGCAATTGCCACTGCTTGTTTTTGCCCTTTTTTAGTTTTTGGAACCTTTTTATCAGATTTTCCAATATGTTGTTCACCTTCTTTCCAATGGTGCATTACTTTTTCAAATTTTTCTTCTTTTCCTTTTTTGGTTTTAGGCACATCTTCCTTTTCATAAAGGAATTCATCTAGGTTTTGGTTAACTAAATTCTTCATAATCTAATTATTTTTAGTTTTTTTACTCGGTTGTGAAACCGTCGAATTTTTCTTTGCTTTTTTCCGCTTCTTCTTTAGTTGCAAATTCTATTTTATCTTGATGATTTGGTGGGCTATACAATGTATACATTTGAAGTGCTACATTGCCAGTATTTATTATATTGTGTTGAGACCCAGCGGGTATTATAATTGCATCTCCATCTGATAAATTGTATTCATTACCATTTATAATAGCTTTTCCGGTGCCTGCTTCAAATCTAAAAAATTGATCAATAGTTTCATGAACCTCTTTTCCTATTTCTTCACCTGGTTTAAGAGTCATAAGAACAAGCTGTGTATGTTTTCCAGTATATAACACTTTTCTAAATTTATCATTATCTAAAGTATCTTCTTCAATGTTAGTGTGAAATCCTTTTGCATTTGATCCAACAGACTCATCTAAGAATTGATTCAAACTTTCTTTTACTAGAATTTTCATATTATATTAATTTTTTTTACGTTTTTTAGCAATAGCTCTTAGATTTTTTGCCATAACATACTGTTTACTTCCAGCTGGACATGAAGGACTACCAAATTTTTTGCCAGTACATTTACCTTCAGTACCTTCTTTTTTTACTTCTTTAAAGGCACTTTGAATCCATTTTTCTTTTTTCTTAGCTTCATTTAAAAATTCATCTAAGGATTCAGTAACTAACTTTTTCATGTTACTTTATATTTATTTTATTTATTCTCGTTCAAAGAGTTTTTAAATTGATCAAAAGTAATTATTTGATGTTCATAATTTCTTTGAACCATAGCATTTTGATTACTCTTACTCTTTTTCTTTTTGAATGGTGGCTTAACACCGAGTTTTTTGGCCATAGCCATACCCAGTTTATCATAAGGATTGATATTCTCTTCTTCTAGCTTTTTCTTTTTCATGAGTTTTTTCTTTTTTGATTTGGCTTGAGTATATAATTTTTTACCAACAGTATTATCAAATTTATCACCTGATCCTGTTGATAAAGGACTTGACATCTGGGCGCCAGTTGTTGCTGCTACCGAGGCCGGAGCTATATTACCCATGCCCGGTGAAGCACCGGCGCCCATTAATTCATTAATTGATTTAGCTTTCATATCTACTTTCTACTAATTTTGTTTTAATACCTGGAATTGATGCTGCTAATTGAATAGTCTTAGGATTATCATCAAATATGATTATTTCATCATATTTTTTTCTAAGTTGCTCAAGTATTTTACGTTTTTCATCAGCAATATCAAAATGGCCTTTGCCATCTCCCATAGTAATTATATTTTTAAATTCAATTTCAATTCCGTTTCTTTTTAAAAATTCATAAATATAAGATTTAACTGTTTGGTCTCGTGCTGTAAGTATATAAATTTCTGATGTGCTACGTTCTTCTTTAATTGCATTACTTACATTTCTGATAACTGGCCATACTGTATATTTCTTGGCCTTTAAGATCATTTCACCATCTAAAAAATCTTTAAAATCTAATTTATCACTTGGTTGATGCTTATAGAAATTATATTCTTTTGGTGTTAAAGATTTAATAAAAGTTCCATTTCTATAGACATGAATCTTGGCTGGAGTTTTAATCAGAGTATCATCTAAATCAAAAATGTAAGCTTTTTTATATATAGTCTTTGCTCTCATTAATAGGTGCTTATTCTTTTTTGTGTTCTTTCATAATCAATTTCTGCATACTCATGAGCTTCTATTGCAGCTTCCTTTGTGCTATATTGGAACCAATCTTTTTCTATCAATGCTACTAATTCTTCAGGTGTTAAATTTAACACATCATCACTTATTAGTTTTTGATCAAACCAGTCCCAGCCTTCAAGATTTGTATTTGTTATACGAACACCTCGAGATGCTCTATTTTCTTCTAAGTTTACATCAAAATAATAAACTATTTCAAATGGATCAAAAACTCCTATATCTTCCCAACTAACGCTAAACTTTCCAAAATTAGAGAAATCTTGTGGTGCTACATAATCAGGTGAAGAATCTAATTTTATCACAAATTCATCTTCAATATATTCTTCTTCATCCCAATGAGGTTGTTTCATTTTTTTTAAAGCTTTTTGAATATTTTGAAGATGACGAGCCATTCCAATTCCCATATCATGTATAGGATCAGAATCTTCTTTAAATGTTTCATATATGAATTGGGCTCTCATTTATTTATTGATGTAAATTTTCTCAGAAAAAGAAAGACGGTAAATTCTATCATCTTCACCCGCTAAAATCATTTGTTTATTATATTCGTGTTCAATTGTTTCTACATGAAGATCTTTAACTGTTATTGTAAATTTTCCACCTTCATTTTTATATTTTTGCTCCATTGTTTTTGAATCAAATGCAGCAAGTTTGTTCATTTGTGCAGTTATTGTTTTTCCCACAAGTAATTTATATAAATATCTTCCCCAAGATACATTTGATCTTTCAATTAATTTTTTTGTATCAGTTTCTAATTTTTTACGTCTTCGTTCAAACTCTGCATCTAATTTAAATCCACCTATACCAATATCTGCTATAGGATCTGACTCTTCTGAAAATTTCTCAAATATCTTTTTTGCTTTCATTGAATTATATCTCTTATATTTTCAATTGTTTTTATTTGTTTTTTCTGCCACTGCATCATGTTATCTAATTGTGATATGGTAACATGTCTAATTTTACATATTTGTTTAATAACTTCTTTAATATCTTTTGCATTTTTCAAATACTTAACTGTTCCTCGATCCCAATAGAAAAATCCCCATTTAGAATTTTTAATTACGTGTTCTGCGGCTCTATTGGTTGTAGCAAATATAAGTTCAAAATATTCATGATCAAAAAGTAATTTGCCTAATAGAGTGCTTTTATCCATTTCACCAAATATAAATGTGTAAATCTCATCAACTTCAGTATCATAAGTATGCCCATCTGTGTCAATTTTAAAATCAAAACCTAATTTTTTAAGATCTAACATAAATTGAGGTAAAACTTCTTTTGGTTTTAATCCAATACCCATATCTGTAATAGGATCTGATTCATCTTCAAACTTCTCATTTATCAACTGAGCTCTCATTAAACACTTTATTTTATATATTCGAAAAAAAGGGAGCACTAAGGCTCCCTTTTCTATAAAATTAATGTATCTTATTATTCAACCTTAGTATCGTCTTCTTCACCGATACCTGAGAAATCAATATCTTCATCAGAAATTGGTTCTTCTGTAGGTTGTTCTTCTGCACCCGGTTCAGCAACTTCAGGATCTGTTTCTTCCATTTCAATATCACCGCCAAACATTTCTTTAACATCTACACCTTTTTCTTCGAGCCAAGTTTTGAGTGTAGGCCAATCTTCAGCACTAACCTTTATCTTGTTTTCTTCAAATTCAGTAGTAGGTTCAACGGTTTCTTCTCCAGCTTCTGCAGGTTCTGTTGGTTGATCTAATTCAGGTGCTTCTTCACCTTGATCGCCTAAGCCAAGTTCATCACTTGATCCCATATCAGGTTCTTCAGCTTCTTTAAGTGATTCTTCAACTCCAGGTTCTGCGGGCGCTTCGGTAGGTTCGCCTTCTGCAGGTGCTTCTTCAGCAGGTTGTTCTTCTGGCATTTTAGGTTCTTCAACTTCAACAGGAAGTTCTTCTTCTTTAGGTTCAACAGGAACTCTTTCAGCTGTTACACCAAGTTCTGTAAGTTCGTCGATAGCTTCATCAACATCATCTACTGTAATAATAAATTCTGTGATTTCAACTTTTTCAACATCTTCTTCACCATCAAGTGTAGTGCCGGTTTCATCTTCTACTGGTTCTTCTTCTGGAGTTTCAGTATCTACTTTATCAAGATCTTGATCTGAAAGTTCATCTGATTCAGCAGGTTCTTCAGCTTCATTCATTCTTTTAGCTTTAAGATTCTCTACTATTTTTTTCATTTTTTCTCTAACAGATGTTGATTCTGTGACTTCATCTTCAAGATTTTTTACTTCATTAACATCTTTATCTTCATCATCTAAAAGATTATGAAGTTTTGGATCAAGTTTTCCACCTAAATTATTAGCTTCTTTAAGTTCTTCTCCTTTAGTTTCAACTGATTCATAATGTCTTTTATAATAAAAATCTTTAAATCTTGCTAAACCTGCTTTATATTCATCTTGATTAGGAATTTCACCGATGTGAGCATGCATTTCAGGATACTTATCAAATAACATTCTAAGTTTTATTATAGCTCTTTCTTTGTTATTGAGTTTAATAAGACTATCAATGAATTTTTCAAATTCTTCAACTGGCATCATTTCACCATAATATGCTTCATCAAGTTTACCATCCTTTTTTGATTTAACAATATTGGCTTTAAGTTCTTGTTCGTCTTTATCTTGGCTGTCATCTAGAAGATTATGATATTCAGAACCATATCTTCCAGCTAATTTTGAAGATTTCTTA